CTACATTTCAAAACGTAATTGCCTCGATACAACAGTCATCGCCCGCTTTCGCTATTTTCGACTGAGGGTTGTGCGTTTGACCGCAACTCCACTTGTGGGATACCACCATTTCGCTAGTTCTCTAGCAGCCTCGTTCACCATGAGGTTGAGTAGGTTATTTCGGTCAACCTACACCCGGATCATACTTTTTATCGACACCATGTTCCACATATCAATCACGGCCTACTGACGCACCCCTGCGATTTCGGGTCGGATCATTTCTCGATTGATCATGTCGTGGTATTACGCCACAACATTACGCTACTACCAGTAGATGGGATACCAGACGTGTGTAGTATCAATTACACTTCACTTATGTCACCCCTTGAGGGAGTGGCAGGCGCTGGAACGGACTGTGGAAGGGTGGGCGTCTAACACCAAGTTGTTTTTATTTTTGGGTCGCACTAATTGCAACATAACTTAACTTTTCAACAACCCCCACTGCACAAAACTTACTAACCAGGATACGCTTGTAACACGTTTCACATAACTGTGGGTTATCCATAATGTCATTACAGCAAGGTCAACAACTTGGCTCCTACAGACACCACCCCAGTGGCTATCTTAAGACCAGTTGCGAAGGCTGCATGCACATCCTTCCAAAAGCTGTCTTCGTTGTCATTCTCAGAAAGAACTCTAACGGGATCAACCTCACTGCGAACATAAGAGTTAGCAGCAATAATGGCAGGGGAGTGCGGTGCAGCCTTCGAAGCCTGCATTATATTTGTTGTGAGACTGCCGCTAGTTTGACCTTCCCAATGTCTAAGGACTTCAACGTCCAAACAATTGGAAATATTCAACCCGACCTCAGCAACAATCAGCACATCCATCCATCCAAGGTCACTTTCCTGTGAACCCAAAAGGACGGTGGCAGCTGATTGTGTGGTGTCATAAATCTGCACATCACGATACATAAGACCAGCAGGTGATGTAGGGATGCATGATATTACGACAGAATCTTGGACCAAATCTGCTATGGGAATGCGACGATAATATGGAGATAACTCCATAGCACCGATGCTGGCAGGATAGGTCCATGAAGCAGTCGAGACGCCACGTGCGGGCACATGCGCTATATGCACGAACCCAGTAGCAGCGGTCAGAGCCAACCGACACTCAATCTTTATACCGACCGCTACGGGACGAATCATGGCCAAGTTGGCCTGGATTCCCGTAATATTTCCAACAGGAAAGCCCCCGGTGAAATTAGCCGGTGACGTCCATGAAGATGCATTGGTGCTGGTGAGCACCACGGTCGCGTTACCAACAGAGTATGGTCGGACAGCGAGAACAAGAGTAGAAGCAGCATAACTAGCCCCAGAAAGCAAAACACTTTCATCACGAGATATACAAGTGACTGTTGGAGCTTGGTTTTCATCAGGGACCTTACAACCGTAGGCCTCTGGATGAAATGGATCACTTTGAGCAACAACATAAGGAGGTAGTCGCATAGCGGCCAATCCGGAGTTGCTGTTGGGACGACCCGACGCAAGCATCTTATCTGGTTTCGCACGCACAACGATTGCATTAGAATTCTTAGTCGCTGTGTTAACATTTTTGTTCGTCTTTGTATTCTTCGAACCAGAATTTTTGTTTTTATTTTTACGAGTCATAGTATGGGATACCGTATGACAACCGGGACTTTACATTTCATCTTAACCTTACAGGGCACTCCGTGAAGTCTCTTGGCATTTTGTTTAGCACTAAAATAATAGTTTTGGGTAATTACTAGATGAAACCCCATAGGTTAAAACAAACAATAATCAAAACGCTGCAATACGTCCTGATCATTGCTAAACCCTATGTCCATATTTCGATAATGGTCTTCTATCGCTACTTGTTGGTCGGGTGGTATACCAAAGGCATGCCAGAAACTCAATCGAGCTTCGGGCGCAGGGGTCGAGTAAGCTCTGCCCATGCGCCAAGCTTTCCAAAACAACCCACCACTCATAGAAGGGTCGTTTTTTATCGGCTTGGCACCCTCGGATGTACGATCCATGAGCTGATAAAATTCCTGCCATACTGGAATTCCACCAGTCAAGGAGATACCCGACTGTCCAACTGATGCGCACCACGACTTATACACCTTGGGATTGTCAAGCGGCTTTTTAGCCACCGTATCCTTAGGCAATGCAGTCCATGGATTGCGTACAAGAATATATTGCTCACCGTCAAACACCGGATGGGATTGACAGAAGTCTATATGTTCAAGGCGATATACCGGCTTTTCTACGTTCATCGTAAATCCTAAACGCAAAAAATATTCCGTAATGTTTGATAGAAACCGTGCCAAGTCGGCCTGCTCTATGATGATGACACTATCGTCACCTTCGTTTGCAAGCTCATACTTCTCGATCATCATTTCCTTCATGTACTGAAACATCATGCTACACATCAATAGTATGTTGCCCATCGAAGTGTTGTAGTCACCGCTCATGCGCTTCCCATCAACACTATAGGTCAACTTCCCATCTGGTGCTCTTCCCGTGCCGCGTGTATGCAATTGCATTTTAAGCAACTTAGCAAAACCTCGGTCTTTGGGATAGAACAACTTGTATATAGAATGCTCCCAAGATAATGCATCAACACTTACGTGTTGATCAAACCTAGACGCGTCCATGCTAATTGCAACGGGATTAGTGAACTTGCTCCATTTAACAGCAAATTCAGCTCCACGTTCTGAAGCATTTAGGCCCTTAAAGACGGTCCTGTCACCAGGACAACGTGCATTTTTCTTGGCACCGAATAAATAATCTAATATGGTGTAAATTAACTTCTCAATAGGTTTACAAAACCTACCAACACTGACCAAGTACCTGTCATCCCGTGGTTGGATGGCACGTGGGGCGGAATCCGGTTTGGCCGAAAAATTTATTTCCTCAAACTTAAAGAAAGCTTTGGTATTTGAATCTTTCGCCCGAACTGGAATAATATCAAGTGAATCACAAGCTCTAAGATACCTGGCTCGTTTGCGACCCTGGTATGTTTCAGCAAATTGCCGAGACTTCATCGGGGTGGTCGAACGCGAGTTGTTCTTAAAGAATGCCTTAACGACTTGCAAAGTCGTCCTGATAATTCCGCGACGCGGCTCTGGTGGTCTAACGAAACCCGATACTCCTTTGACAAAGTAAACTCTTTCGGACAGGGCACGCACTAGGGTATCAATGTTGTTGGTATAAACAGCGTAATTCACTGGTGGAGAAAGACCAGCGATAGCGAACGTTTTACGCTGTTTAGGGGCTGCTCCCAATGATTTGGTTACCTTCAAACGGGAGTCGATGGGAGCTGTAGTAACACTACACTCGACCCCAGGTAACCTCACTGGGCCCCCTCAGGCGCCCAGATAACCCTTACGGGTGCTCTGGGCCCAGAGGCCATAGCCGTTCCACCAATGTGGTACAACCATGGCGGCGTCCATCTTACGATGGGCCTGGGTCACGAATTTGCTAGATTCGTATTGTTTCGCGAATACATCCGTATCATCGGGAACAAAAGCGGCGGAAACTGCCAAGTCCAAACACTTATGGATATGTGACGGTCTCATGCCGAGTTCCTTCATTCTCTTAAAGATGAATGCGCGAACAACTAAGCGATTTGCCTCACTATGCTTAGAAAGTGGAAATTCATTCTTAGCTTCGATAGCCATAGACGCTACTATACCTAAAGCACGAGGCCGGGTAATGTGCGCTGGATTTTCCGATGCATAAGCAGGGGCAATGGGCTGCCTCTGAACGACGACCCCATTGTTCAACTCGATGGGGTCACGGTGAATTTCGGCCGCCAATGCCGGCACGAAATCCTGAACTTCATTTATATTAACATCCACGATAGCTTCGTAGACGTTGTGTGCAGCGGACTCGACGTCCTCGCACACGATCTCCTTATGTAATAAATACATCAATAGATCATGGCCAGATCCAAAAGTTTTCACAACATGAGCATAAGCGGCATAAGTCGCGACACTTAATACAAATGTGCTAATAATGATAGTTCCTCTCCCGGGTAGTCTAAACGATAAACCAAATCCTTGCCAGCTTACGATACTGGTGGGCAATGATAGAAATTTGCTACAGATGCCAATAGTTGATATTAAA